CCGGAGCGTAGTGGAATCCGCCAATTCGGCGTCCGCCTGCTGTGGGAGCCACAGAGAATGAACTATCTGCCTCTAGTGTGCCGTCAGGCGCGACCCAGATAGCATAGTCAGTGCCTACAACGAGTGAAGGCATAGAAATACTTGTGCCAGCAGGAATCTCTACAATGCCGCCATCAACCTCAACTGTTAATTTCGTTGAAGTCTCAGCGGAGCCGTTGCCAGTTTTTGTCCAAGCTACTTGACGGGGGTCTTCTTTGGTAAAAAGACCTTCGACCGAAATGTTTGCTACAGCGGCATCTACGTCTGCTTGCTTTGCCAGAGGGTATCCCCCAGCAGTCGCCCCGTCGTGAACGACTACAGTATTTTTATCAGTATCAACTGTAATCTCTGCTTCCGCTCCGGTAAAAGCAGTATGCTCTGCTGTCGTCCCGTTGCGACGAATTACCTCTTTTGCCATATTAGTAACCTCTAGCTATAATGTCGATGCTGTCAGCGCCTACATCAGTGCCATCCGTATTCTCACTACAAATGTTACACCAGATGTATCCAAATCTTTTCTGACAGGAAATCTTGCTTGATTGGACTCAACAGTTGATGTGACTGTTGGCTTGAAATGGAACTGTTTTTCAAAGTCAAATCGGCTTCCGCCGACCAAGACAGGCTGATTCTGTATTGCCTCTATCTTCTCTGGAACGTCGATAACTGTTTCAAACGATCTCAGCAAGGTGCCTTGTCTGGCTTCTCCTGTAGGCAGAATGCTGATCCTTTGAATAACAAACCTAGCATCAAGCTGCCCTTTACTCCACTGAGTCCACGTCATCAGAGTGTCGTAACTCTCTTGTTCAGTCTCTTGTTCAGACAAAGCGCCGTAGTCAACAGTCTCTGTTACTGCGTCAGTCAGTTTTCCATAGGTGCTTTTCTCAGAATCATTAGGCCAATTTTCGCCTTCTTTCCTTGACGAAATCTCATAAACTACGCTTGGATCAGACACAGAAAGACCAACAAGCAGAGCGCCGTAGTCGTCTTGCTCTTCTGATTCCTCGGTAACTAGGCCATAGTCTTCCGTCTCGTTGACAACAGAAGAGATCAACCCATATTCTTCGGTTTCTTCTACATTTGATTGGCCAACACCTATCTTAGCCCATACCCTGATGTTCTCTGCATCAAAACCTAGATCGTCAACCTCAGATTTGTAATACGCTTTTGCGCTTGAGTTTAGTTGTAGCGCGGAGCCTTGTTTAACAAATCCAAAAATCTCTCCTGTATCCCAATCAGGATTATGTACAGTCCTAGCGACATCCTCATAAAGAGTGGTGACTTCCAAGTCCTTTGTAGCCGCTGATCTTGATAGATTGCCTACAGTATCAACAGCTTTTATAAAGAATCGCCAGTCACCGGGCGGAACGTCGGCTTCTGTAGACACCGTAGCCTTTGTAGCTTCTGCGATTTTTATAGCACTATTCCAAGTACTATTACCCCTAGGCCCAAAGCGTATTTCATAACCATCTATATCAGGAGCATTTGCTTGTGACCAACGGAAGACCACGTTTTCTTCGTTTTGAACTGCGTTAAGTACTTCTACGTCAGGTGGCGCAGTATTTTTACCTATAACAGTATGATAAAAACTGCTAGACCATTGAGAAAATAGTCCATCCTTGACACCCCTGATTTGGACTTCGTACTGTATGCCTTCATCAACATCAAAAATCGAAATGTTTGATTCTGATGTTGGTTCTTTTGTAGTCCAGTTGTTGTCGCCTTCAGGACGAAATCTAACCTGAGATTTTTGGTCCCAGCCGGGGAAACCCTCTAGTGACGTTCCAACAACCATCCTGACGCGCAGAGAGCCGTCATCATCCGCGTATAAGACAGACTGATCTGATCTTATTTCGTCTATTGAAGGCTGTTTTGGAAGCACTTTGTTTGGGTCTGGGGAGTCAGTAAGCACTGGCTCGAATGCGGGAATCTCTGCGTCCCACACCTGCTCTATATCATTAGCGGCAGGGACTGTTGTCACTCGAGCAGTAAAATCCCCCTCTGGTTCGATAGCAGTGACTTTTACATCAATGCTTTCTTTGCCAGCCTCTCCAAATATAACAAGATCGTCTTCTTGCATATTGGAGACAGCGGTATCCAAAATCAAAGTAGTATTAGTTTCGCCAGTCAACGGGGTGCAAGTGACAACATCTATGCTTCCGTCAGACTTTTGTATCTTAGCACCGTAATTTTTGCCCCTGTCAACTACTACTTCATCAAGAACAATTTGTGTATCGGATACAACTTGTTTGATTCTTCCTGCTGCTATACCAACAAGAATGATGTCATACTGAATTGTCAGCAAGTCTCCTCGTTGATAGCGGAGGTGCTGAATATCTTGTTTGAAATTGTATCGCTCGGGACGAAGCCTCTGCTGTGCTAGGTGATAGCGACCAAACTTCCAAGCCTGATCTGGATCAGTGACACCTTTAGCCTCTAGCGTCTCATACTTTTCTGCGTTGGTCTCGTCAAATCCATTATCAAAGACTAGGCGCTCTGTGTTCTCATAAGTCGCGGTATCAACAAAACGAACACGAAGTGCATCAGGTACTTCAACAGCAGCAAGCTCGTAATTAAATGCAAAGCTGTTGCGCGGGCTGATAATCATTTTAGGGACACTCTGGGCAACGTCCCTAACCACACCAATCTTTGCATCTGGACTAAAGTTCCAGTTAGCAAGACCTGTCTGGGCAACTTCTGTTGCACGATCAAAGGTGGTCCCGCTTGAGTCAAAAACTCCGTTGTATCTGAACCCTTCTTGGTCGCAGTAATTAGCCCAGCCTAGAAGTGAGTTTTCATCAAGATCAGATTTGCTTATAGGCCGACGGTTGGCGTTGCCAGTCCAAATGTCTGCATACACCCAAGCAGGGTTGTTGGTTGGCTGTGGATTCCATGATGTTCCATCGTAAACGTCGAGCACCGAAGTGGCTTCTACAGATAGGTCATCAATCCGACCGTTAAGCTGGTCAGTGGCCTTGATCCGAAGAGCCATGCAGACAGTGCCTTCTACATTAAAAGGCTGGACTGATCGAATTGACCGAAGTGCGTTCCAGGTAAAGTCAGCAGCGGTACTCGTGTCGGCAGCAAACGATGTTGACTTTCTTGTCAACTTTACTTCGTACTGCCCCTTTGGCACTTTGAAACGATAGCCTACGCGGACAGTCTCTTTCTTGCTGGAGTTCACAACAAAGTCTTCTTCCTCTACGATGAAGTTTGTTGTGCCGACCTCTCTGTACTCAATCCGCCAACGGACAGTGCCTCGTCGAGTCTTTGCTTTGTCGTTGACGCCAAAAAGCTGGCCTGCCAGAGAAATGCTGATCTCGTCTACATCAGTTTCTGTTGTCCTGATGGCAAACTCACCATCGTCGTTCTCTGATGTAGAGAAGGCAGGGTCCGACTCAATAATTTGATCGGAGTAGATCGTCATTTGATCTGGGCTGCCGATCTCATACTCTACTTCTTCAAATAACTGAATATCTGTCTCGCCAATCTTGATCGGCGTGCCCGACAAGTTGTCTTGTTCAGTTAGCTTGCTATACCCATGGCCGACAGTCTTTCCGCCAATCTCAAGTGGCCCATAACCGAGACAAACAAACATCCGAAGAAACTGGTCATCGCCTACAATCTCTGTGTAAGGACGAGCAGTCATCGGAATCGGCGGGAACATGCGGAACGTCCCGTAAAGTTTTGGGATCGGCTTGAAAGCTGCTACTTGGTTGCTAGTGCCGGTGATCGACTCAAGCCGGTTAAAAGATTCTGGCGTATTTGGTTGTGAGGGAGTCGGGGGCGGTATGAGTGCGTTGATTGCATAGTTTCCTGCAAGGGCTACGCCGCCCGCTAGGGCATATGCTCCAAAACTTCCTGCGGCAAATGCAGAACCTAGAAGTCCTGCGGCTGCGCCTCCTGTGATAGCAACAGCAGCAGCAGAAACAACGATTTGAGCAACAGATTTTAAAAGATCAGAGGCTCCGCCTTGAGGAACTGGCCAAAGAACAACATGAGCGCCGTCTTTTACTTTTGTTAGGCGATGTAGGTCTTCAGCGACTTCTCGGCCATTGATGTAAGCAGTGACAGGAGCGCCACCAGCGATTTCATAAATACTCTGTCCTGCCTCCACATCGGCATAGACCCAATCAGGTTTTAGCGGGTGTTTGCTTGCTTGTACAGTAACGCTCACTTACCGAACCCCTTGTACCTGTAGAATCCGTCAACTTTGCTTCGCCAACGGATGCTGTTGTAATCTTCTATGCAGGACGTGCCGCCGTTGTAAGCGTGGAGCATGTAGCCCGGCTCTACAATCACGCCAATGTGAAAGGGGCGACCTCTGATGATAACCACGTCGCCTTCTTGTGGCTCTTCTACCTGCTCTGTCATCTCCACCAGCTTCTGCTGGATTCGAGCAGTTCTGTCTTTGTTTTGAGCCTGTTCTAGCCCTTCGTCCTGCTGTCCAAGGTCTATGCCGTAGACACCCTCAAATACTTTTGACACTAGCCTAAAACAGCCGTGTGGCGGCTCATATTCAATTCCTATGTAAGGACGATATTTAGCTAGAGACATTAGACGGTGCAAACTGTCCAGAAGGAAATGCGTCGTTGAGTGCGCCTTTCAAGAAAGATGCCTTGACGGTTACCTGAGTTGCTGAGTCTGCTGTCATAGAATCAAACTCAAACTTAACTGGACCAAACTCAATCGTGTCAGGGGTGTCGGCAAGGACGACTTCGTATGTGATCTGTGCCCTTTCTCTCTTCCCAGCCAGTTCACGAAGCCCTTGGACTATACGTTGGTCTACGGCATCTCCGGTGATGTTGATAGAAGGCGGCCTGTCTTGGACCTGTGTTGCGGCAGAGACACTGAAAGGGAATCGAGTAAATGTGCCGCTTGTTCTGGAAAGGTCCTGTGTGTCATTGACAAGCCTTATAGTAGAAATATCTGGGTGAGATATAGTAAGGCACTCAAGAAACACTTTCTCTGTTGCAGACGACAAGACTGCTTGCAAAGCACTTTGACTTAGCGGCATTATGGAATAATCTCTAAGTTAAGGCTGACAGTGTAAACTTCACCAGAAGCCACCGAGATGCTGAACGGGTTGTTAGCGACAAAACGCACAGTTGCCGGGTCTTCTGTAATCGGGTGTACCCAATCAAACTCTAGGCTGCCCATAGCAAGCGTGTTACGCCAAAAGTCCAGCAGAGTGCTATACTGTGTCTTGTCTAGATACATCTGTCCAGAGAAAGGCTCTACGGCTGCTGTGAACCTGCGCCGCTGAAAGGGCTTGCCATACTCCATCTCTGTGCGGATGGCACCTTCTGGTGCTTGGTATTGAAAGCCCTGCTGGTGCAATCTCTGTGGTAGTGTGCTAGGCCAAGTTGCCATATCTTAGAACTGCCCTTGTCTTGCTGCGCCGTGACGACGGAAGATGCCGTCTAACTGTCCCTGCGAGTCCAGACGCTCCATGCTTGATTTCACCATGACATCAATAGTCTGCTCACCATTCGGGCCTCGACGAGTCTGCTGCTTTTCAGCTTGCAGTTTTTCTCCGCCTTGGTTGATGATGTTGACGGTT